CTCCCATATGAGAGCGGGTTTTCTTCCCGCCTCACTCCAACCCCGGTGTTAGAAGGGTTGGATCCACCCACGTCGTATGTCGGCGGACGTGGGACGCCCGGTACGTTCCAAGTGGCCTTCCTGGAGAGGTTGGTCTGACCTCTTCAAGAAGAACTTGAGGAGAGCACCAGTCCCTTCCAGGCGACTCCGAGGAATCACCGGAACTACACGATACCCTCTAACAAGGGGTGTGTGTAGACTCGGGCAGTGGCGATGAACGTCATGACCGAGGTAAGAATGGTACCCAAGACTAGGAGACGTCGGAAGCACCTTCGGTAGCTTAAGAAAGCGACCGATGATGCTTTCGAGGTGCCTGGCAGTGGACCACATCAGGGAACCATAGAAAAGGTTCCTCAGGGCGATCGCGGACACCAGCTCCTGAACGTCCGTCCGTCGAGTAGGAAGTACACGGCGAACCTTGATTATTGACACATCATGGCCGTCGTAATACTCCTTACCACAACTCTCTCGAAACTTTCCAGTCACGAAAGACTTGGAGAGGTTGACCTTGAGCCCAAAAGTCTCAAGGCAACATTCGACAGAAGAAGCCATATCCGTAGGGACGATGATATCGTCCCCAAAGACACGCACCTGACCAGAGTAGGATAACATATCTGCTCTGGTAAGTGGGCGACCTAAGCGGCGCTGAATCCCCAGAAAGACGAGTGTCAGAAAGACACAAGCCTCAAAAGGAAAACACGTCGCTGAACCCATTGACGAGAACTTGGCCAAACGGATTACTCCGTGGCCAGGTACACTCGCCCGTCGTGACCTACTGGCGTCTACGGCCTGAAAAAGCCAAGGATGGTCAGATAATAAGGCACGAACGAGCTGGTTGGAGACTCGGTCCGACGCCTCCGAGAGATCAAGCGTAGCCAAAGAACCAGTAATGGAACCGAGGCGAGCCATCTCATTATTCGGAGTTTGGTCGTCAATACCGAGAAGGCCTTGGACAGAATTCTGTCCAAGACACCTCACAAAGGACTCGAATAGAGCCTGCTGTGCATATTGCATGCAGGTAGGCTCAACAGCGATAATCCTAGGTGTCTTCATCGTCTTAGGTACGGGAGTAACCCGAACGGGTCGCTCTCTACCGGGTTCGAGGATGTCCAGGCGATGGACTTCCTTCCAGTTATGGTAGGAAGGGAAGAGGAACTCAAGGGCTGGAAAGATCTTTTCCAGTCGTTGGGTCCATTCCGTCTGGTTCCACTTTTGATTTCCCTTTAGGGAATCAGCGGTGGCTCCAGGCCCATGCTTGGGACGGACAACACCGTCATGAACTTCAAGATCCATGTCGGTGAAGAGCTGTCCAAACAAAAGACGGCCAACGCGAGTAAAATCACGTAGATCGTCCAGAGGACGGTTCTTGTCCGAAGTGCGGACATCCTGCTCACACTGAACGAAGGCTCGGATTGCGGATTTGGTGCGCTCATTTGAGCACTCCATCTCTACCTTGCTAAACAGCAGCGTAAGCTGCCGAACAGCTCGGATGCAGTTCGGGTCAGGATCGTCCAGTAGGTGCCCAGCACTGGAGAAGACACGACTAAGGAAACCCGACAGAAATGCCGGGAGCCCAGCTCTCTTCTTAAATGAAACAAAGAGAGTAGAGTCCACAAAACCCTGTGCAAGACTTTTTTGGAAGTCCACACAGAATTGTGGAAGGGTAATCGTCATAAACGACGACCCCTCGTGTCGTTCTCTCGCGATGACCGTTTCAAGGTCATGCGAGGTGCTGACTTGACATTCGTCGCTTAGTTCTTCGGCGACGATCTTCCAGAGCAACAACAGGCTTTTCATGGTACCTCCAAGGGAATTGGGGGTTTACCATCCTGAGCCAGTTCTGCTCACCCACTGAACGACAGCCTTGTGGGCGTGCGCTCAAAGAGCGCTATTCCCATGAAGAATGGGTATCCTCCACGGTACTCAGTTCTCGCCTCCGAGGAGCTTAGCGATGTTGCCGGCAGCGCCAGTGGTCAAATAGGCTGTGAAGCCTTCGACCATCTGACGTACCTCCAGCAGCGTGTAGCTCTGACCGTTAGCGGGAACATCGACCACCAGGTACACGCTCGCCCCGACGCGTTGATTGAGCGTCGTGTCGAACGGGTTCGCTGCGATCTTTGTATTGTCGAGCCGTACGGTTCGACGAGTACGCTTACCATACTGATGTGCGAACTTCAGCTGGTAGGTACCGTCAGGCAGGGAGAATGATCCCTTGTTGTCTCCAGAGGAGACGCGAGGCATCACCTGCGCGACAGCGTTGATCGTGACTGTCTGTGGGTCGGTGAACATGGCTGTGCTCACTTTCTCCCGCGAAAGCGGGGGTCACCGCCGAAGCGGTGGTGCAGTGACTGAGGGCGGGCCATCAGGTCCGGGACAAGCCCAGAGCGCCAATAATGGCCCACTGCCGAGCAGTGAAAGTTTGCTCGGACAGGCCGAAACCGTAGGGTGTTGCCTGAATTCGGTACTTCACGGTTTGCGTGAGTACTTGAGTCAGGTCCGGAATGACATACCCTTTTGGGGTGACATTCCGCATGCGGTACGTGGCTTTTCTGGAACTGCGTTCCATCATATACCCGTACGGCATCACAAGGCCGTCTTCACTGAAACGTGAGAAGTTAGTTGCAAGACTCCCCATGTTAGCGATCCAATCGGCGGCCCAGCTCCAAGGCGCGAGATTCCAGATTACCTCCGGGGTTATTTTCAACCCGTAAAGGTACTGGAGTCGTCTCCCCATGTCATACCACGCTTTTCGTTGAGCAGAATCTGCCTCAACGAAATACGTGAAACAACCGGAGAACCAGCGCTCTCGCTCAAGCACAATGGAAGTGTAGAGCGGGAACGAATTGGTTCCGCCTTGCCAGAGATTTGGGTTGCCAGTAATACCAGCCCCGAAAACGGGAGCATTAGCAACTGACTCGTCCAAAACCTCTGTAGACTTCGGAAAGGTGTAGCGTCGACGAACTCGGCGGCCGGAATCGCGAAGAAACTGGTTCCACAGCTTATCAGCGTGGCTCCAGGCGCGACCCCAGCCAAGGAGATCGTTAATGAGAGGCTTAATTCCAAACTCGTAGTTGAGGAGTTCATCTCCGGATCCCTTAAGGATCTTTTTCAGCCCTTGTTTGAAAAGAAGCGTCCCAATAAGCCTAGGGAAACCCTCGTGTAGTTCACCGAGAGTAACCGAAAGGCCAGCTACAGGATTGGTTGGAATTGTCCTTGCGATAGCAGTGGTGCCGGCAGCATTCAAAACCGAATCATCGGAGTGAGTGATGCTACCACCAATACTATCAACAGAGACAAGTTCGCTGTGATCTATCTTCGGGAATATCCTACCCTTGAAGTACGAGTAGGGGAATCCAGAGGACGATTTCACCTCAATCCACGGGCTATTATGCCAGTGGTGAGAACGCGACGAGAAAAACCCGCCACCCAAATCCGCATCCGTCTTCGACAAAGCGCCGAACGGATGACCTTCGGACACAGTTTCCTGTGTCGTGAACAGGACCCCAGAGCTTTTCAGGGTAGTATCAAACCCCTGAAATGGTGGCGCATTACGCGTTCCCGACTCTGTCTTCGTCGTAAGGACAGTAATGTCCCTGCGACGAGTAGTTGGTCCAGACACCGAAGTAGCTCCCTACAGCATTGGGTAGTTGAAGAACTCTGTGCACTGCGCGGAGTGTGTCAACCAGCACAGGGAGGCCTTAAGGGG